CCTTGGGATGCGAACTTCTTCATGGGAATTATCTTTCCATTTGGGAGCTTTGCATATTTGCTTCGACATGCAAAGACTGCCCGGTTGACATCGGGTTGACTTTGCACCATCAGGTGGACAACGGCCGCATGTAAGCGGTCGCTAGCCTCCTTCAGGTCTATCGTAGCAAACTCTCTCGTAATAGAAGACGAGAGAGCCAAGGCACCATTGATTGATTGATCGGTGAAATTGATCTGGCCACCAAGACGCTTATCGCGTTCAATGGCTGGAACAAGAACCCGCATCAGTCCCTGCTGTACGTATTGGTTATACACAGGTTCAATGGCAATGACGCGAGGCGTCTTCTGTGTTTTCGGGACAAAACATACTTTGACAGGAGGCTCTTCTTTTGGAAGAACCTCTTTAAAGTCAAGTACGCCGTCCCTCCCTAATGACTGTTCCAGCTCGTTAAAGTTGACGAACCAGTATCGGTCATAAGGTAGCACACGATTAAGACGTCGAGACCATTGTCGGTGATGGTACTTCTGATTTCCAGAGGTACCGTCGACAGTGGTCCCAGGGCCGTGCCTGGTAGGCAGACTACCGTCGTCTCGTAGAGTACGAGCAAGACGATAGAACACGCCGCCATTAAACCAGCGAGAAGCTTTAGAAAAGCTTTCTTTAAGCTTCCACTGATTGACACGGAACTTCGCGACTTCTGCTTCACATGACGCATAGGCAACTCCAGCTGCTTGCTGTCGTTGCTCAGTGCACTCCAACCTGATCTTATTGAATGCGAGGCAAATCTGCCTAACACCAATAACAGCATCGGGAGATGGAGTTTCATGTAGGACTCCTTTCTTTGAGTCGAAAACGAGACTCGTGAAACCTTGCAAGAATGCAGGGAGACACGCCCCTTTACTGGTTTTGAAGCCAGTGAAGAGGTCTGGGAGCCATCGGCCAGCCTCAATGCTTCTTTCGAAGCCTTTAGCAAAAGCCGGTAAGCATATCGTTAAGAACGATATGCCTTCGTTTTCTGTCCGTGATTTCAAAGTTACGAAATCACGGCACGTGGAGGTACTACACGCCAAGCCCGCATCCGCGAGCATGGCCTTTAGGATCTCGGAAAGATCCGAGAAGAGGAGCCGTTTTCGGCTTTTCATATACTCCCCCTTTCGAAGGGTGGTATAATCCTAGTGACAATGAACGCAAATGGCGGACCCCACTGAGAAGTTAATACTCAGTGTATGAGTCGATCAGCGTGCCAGTGCTTGACAGTACTGGAGAGTTAAATTAACTCTCGTTCCCGAGAAGCTTTGTGACGGCGGCCGATGAGGACGCAGTCAACCAGGCGCACAGGGCATTGACGCAGTAGGTGATTTCAGTATCGCTAATGAGACCCCAATTGGGGTTATCAATAACGAGCTGCACCTTGAGAATGGCATCCTGTTGGAGCGTCGAGTAAGGATTTGTAACAAGATCCTTACGCGAAAACTCGACAAGATGTCTCTCCTTCTTTGCCTGAATATCGTGCGAGATCCGGAGGGCATAAACCCCCTGGGCTGTACGATAAATCGACTCGTACCCGTTTCTGCTCACCGAAGGCAATACTTTCGGATCGGCATTGACGGTTAGTGTTTGTGGGTCCGCGAACATTGTCACGACTCCTATTTGGTTGAGCGGCTAACGCCGCGGTTGTGATACATCAGAGTGACTTGTTATTCAACGGGTTAAACCCGCTGGAGTGCAAGAGCTCCTAGTATCGCGATCTGAAGCGGAGAAAGTTCCACCTCAGGAGTTAGTCCAAATGGGTCTACCTTCCTACGAACCTTGGTCTCAAAGAAATGAGACAGTCCCGTAGAAAAGTAGCCATCTGTCGTGTGCTGAGTATACTCACGTATGGTTTGACCCATAACGTAAGCATAACGGCTAACTTGTCGATCGGCCACGTTATCTTCGAGGTTGTGAAGAACATCCCCGACATTAGCGAACCAATCGATAAGCCATGTCCACGGCAGTGCATCCCAAACATCGGCCGGGGTGATCCTAAGACCAACCAGGCCAGCCCCAATATGGGCCCGTGTGTTTGGCCAGCGAACGTCATCAATCCAAAATGTGTACTCAGCTGAAAACCAGCGAGTACGCGTAATGGTGTATCTTGATGATTGGCGCCACGAATCAGATAAAGACGGTTTCCCCAAGTCGGGAGCCGTATTTCTCATTCGTAGACCAGGTTCCTCCCAAAGGAGGCCACTGTCGCTGGTTGAAGAGAGACGACCCTTCCTTCTCACTGGTTTCCCAGAATTGGCTATAAGAAAGTCAATCTGAGCGGACACCTTTTGGTAAACTTTTACCATGCGGAGTACGTCACTGAGAATAGGAGTCCATCCATACTGTACAGCAAGGAAATAGTCCGCTATGTTCTTGAGTTCTCCCACGTATGTATAAAGCAGACGTGGAAGTTCTCGAAGCTCATGGAGGAGCACTCCAAGTTGTATAATAGGTTTGGCAGGCTTGAAAGAATTCCAAGCCGAGGGTCCTAAGGCAGCAATTTCCTCAAAATCGATAGCCGGTGGTAAATCACCAGATGTGGAGAATCCATCATGGAACTCTCCATAAAAGTTGAGCCACAGACTACCTTGAGTACGTGTGTTGCCTTGCCAGTCACTGCTTATATAAGCATTGGCCGGCCGCCACCAACTCCGTCTTATCGTAAGGTCGCCGCCATCGTCATAGGATTTCCCTTTGACGGGGCGGAACTTTGGATTATGAACGGTGTCGATACATAGTTCAGTATTGGTATGTTGCACATTTGTGCTAGTACTAATTGAACCATGTGGAAATGCCTCACTTGGTTTGGCTATAAACGAGATCGTCTCGCGAGGTAATAATACCTGACGAAGCCTTTCACGTTTAATTCTAAGGGCTTGTGGCCCATAGGAACCGTCAAACTCGGGCTGACTTGGCTCGGGTTCCGGAACTCCACTCCAAATGCTTGACATTTCTTGGCGCTCTTCACTGATGTTGGACTAAAACAGAACATGCAAACAAAATGCATGCTTGGATGTAGTATCCAAAGCTCTCCCGTAAG